GCAAAGTCTGCAAAGAAATAAATACGCATCGTCCCAGTTTCGCTACCTGGGAATAACTTGATGATGGCGCACAGTGGAGCCTTGCGAGTCTCTTGCCCTGGACCTACCCACCACTTGCTACGGTACTCAAATTGAATTGGCCCTAAATACAGTTCGGCATTGACCACTGGAGGACCAGAGAACGCACTTCCTAGAGTGATCGCTGAGCTGGTGTTGCTGGCAATATAGCGCGCTTCCCCGCTAGCTGGGTTATAGCAGATGACACCAGCCAGCGTTGCTACACCAGTTGGCAATGGTTCTATGGTAGAAATAACGGTAGAGGTTGGCGATCCGGTTACGGTAACAACTGCTTCACTGGTTGGAGGAACGCCGTCAAAGCTACCTGACATACCGTAATACCAAGAGAATCCATTTTCATCGCCAATCATTAAACGCACTTGTCCATCTTCAGTTGGCACCACTCCGCTGGCGGTAATGCCTTGAAACCATGCGTCAAAATACCAACGCCCTGAGTCAATTTCAAAGACCGCCGCATACTTAGGTGAGGTATCGCCATTCAACACAAAGAAGAATAAAACCGTACGGTTTATAGGATCAAACGAAGCGTGGAATTGCGTTACTTGGCTGTAATCAACAAGGCGGTCTAGGATCGGGTCCATTGGGTTGCTGATGTGCTTAGGAATTTCAGAGACAATCCACATTCCCTGTCGGTCCCAAGCGTATAATTCACCTTCAACATCAACTACACACCGTTGATTCCAAGCCCCTCTACGGCCCTGGATTGGTGACAGTACAGCGCCAGCAGCAGCGCCAGGATCTGAATTGAAAATAAGTCGTTCTGCGCTGTAAAGGCCGAACACATACAAGCCATCCTTACGACCAATCGCCGCTCTCACCTGATCGCTACGATTGGCCAGGAAGTCACGCGCCCAAGATGACGGCAAGAATTGCTCTGGCTGGAATAGACGGGAATAATAACCACGGTTAGGGAATTGGCTAACTACGGTAGCTGATTTAGCGCCAGTGGTGCCGCCGTAAGCCACGCTAAGAACACCGGAAGTGCTGTTGGTTATGCTGGCAATTTCGTAACTAACAGTGTCGCCAGCAGCGGTAATAATACGGCCAGCCCATTTTAGACTAAACCCTGTCCCCGTAAAAGCTGTGCTACCATTAGTAAAAGTTACACCTGTCAAGCTATATTTTGATGTTCCCAGTATCCACATGCGGCCACGGTATGGGATGGCAATAGTCCCGATTGGCGGTACTTGGCTGGAATACGTGGCGTCAATGACGTTATTCTCAGAGAATCCATAATTAGCGTCACTATTAAATTGCTGAATCAGCGTGATGTCAGACATGCCGACAACAATGGTTGCAGAACCAACAGCGGCAACGCCAGCTTGATAGAAGGTGCCGCCACCTACTGCCGTAGCCTCAACCACATATTGGTCTACTTTAGAGTCACTAGTTGGACGGATGTCATCTGCCACGCCAATACCAAAGGTTAGTGTCCCATTGCCCCCAGCTACCGTGTAAGACAGGGCAGGGCTTGGGTTGCTAACGTAACCAGTCTTCGTGTTTTTATAGCGGTAACGGATCAGGTGAACGCCCGTATCAAACCCGCTAGCTGCGGCAGTAGGTGCGCCAATAACTAATGATGGCGCAGCAATCCCTGCATCCTGCAATGACGTAGTTAGCCCATACCAGACCTTAACTGGGTCAAAGTCGTTCGTGTAGTAAATGCCAGTTTGGCAAGGAACCACACAAGCGCGTGAATTAGTATTAAGGCCAGTGGCTAAACTAGTCATCAGTTGGCTCTTTTACTGGTTCAACATATTTTTCAACTATCTCAATATCAGAAGCTAATACCCCGCTAAACTCACCGTTATAATACGGGAACGACACATTTACGTACGGCACTCCATCCCGTGTTTCAATAGCGGTAATTTGGCCTACTTCTACGCCAACGGCAGACGCCTGACGAGCCGCAAGCTCTGACGATAATTGAGTGGCGAATACAATGTAATCTTTAACTTTCATAAATCCTCAAGTGTACGCAATGTGGACTGAATGTTCGGACGCTGCGACTGCGCCAGTATCTGCAACGGCAATGCCTGTCGTTAATGCGTAGGCAATTCCCGTGCTTAATCGGAATCCGCCTTCGCCAGTGGGTATTTGCTCATTTGCCGTTGGTCGTAAATAAAGGGTTAGAACTGGCGTATCTGTGCCTACGGTCGGAGCGCTAGCCTTATTATATAATTTGAAATATCTTGCGGCAGCGTTCAAGTTACTAACGCACCCAGATGAAATAGTCCCGTTAGATGCCTTGACGCTAGTCGCATTGGTTGACGCAGCGCTAATTAAATGATGAGTGGTGCTTGCTCCTTGGGATGCGCTAGGAACAGCAGTCATCAGATATGGATTAGAGTTAGCTGTACAGTTTGAGGCAATGGCGACACGTAAACAGCCAGCAGATGCCGTACCATTGTTGGTTGCTACGTTTGTTGCGCCAGTTTGGGCTATATTTATACTTTGGTTAGGAGCAAGTGAGCCAACTATATTATTGCCAGTTGGGATAGAGTTATTAAGCGTAACGAGATTTGTTAATGGAACAGCTCGCATGGTTATAACAGCAGAGCCAGTCTGTGCTGTAAGCGATGTGATTCTTGCCTTTAACCACCCAATAGCCTCAGCCTTAAACACGCTTACAGAAGCAGATGGTATAATAACATACTGCAAGCCAGTGGCTAAATCGGTAAATACATAGTTATTGCCGCCCGCTGAAGTTATCCAATTAGTCCCATCAGCGGTTACTTGTAAATTAAGCCCACCAGTCCAGGTGCCTGTTATTTGTAATGCTATCCCACCAGTGCCATCGACTGTTAATTCTACGGCTGAACCAGCAGTAGCAACGCCACCAGGGTTTAGGTTTTGCGTGGTTATTGTGCCAGACGCAGTTGCTACAGGAGGGTTGACGCTTAGTGCGCCAGATGAATTAACGGTGGCTTTCCGCCATGGGGCAACGCCATCTGAAATTGATTGCGCGTTACGGCCAGTATCATTTATTCCAACTGCTTGGACTAAAAAAGTAGGTGCGCTAGCTGGTGGGGTTGCACCGTTGATGCAATGGACGCGCATTGGCAGCGTTTGCACATTAGGAAGAGTGTAAGACAAAAAGCCAACGGGCACATCGGTAGAATCACGGTAGAAAATAATGGTGTCGGCGCGGTAAACAAATAAGTATTTATGATATGCGCCATCGACTGGAATGGTAAATGCAGCCGTGGCGGTTCTCACCGTGTTTGCATAGACAACGCCATATAATAAGCCATCAGTTCCAATCTCAAACCCAATGGCATCAGTTAAAGGCGCAACGGTGGTATTTAGATTTGCCGTTCCAAGGCCAAAGAATCGGTGCGTATTGGTTTGGATCGTAGTCGTTTCTAATTTTAACGCACAGCCAACTCCTAAAAATGTCAGCCCTGGAGGCGGGAATGTTGGCATGCTGGTTAGCGCGCCAAAGGCAGATGCTGTGGTCCCGTTTGCAATGGTTAAAACGCCGGAAGCCTGCGAAGCAGTGGTCCCAGTAACCGCCCAGCGATTAGTCGTATCAATTGTCCCGCCATCAAATGGATCGGTGAAAATAGTCGTGGACTCTGGTGAAGTTCGTAAAATCCCATACCCAGTAATGCCAGCGAAAATACCAGCGGCAACAGCGGAGGCGGAAGTAGTAATCCGTTGGTCAATTGGCTCTTGGTCGCTGGCCATGGTAACTGAACGGCTAGCCGCCTTGGTGCCTTGACCAAGCGCGGTGATCGCGCGTACATTTCTTGTAACGCCAACTGCATCTTTTACATCAATGTTATCTACTGGCATGGTTATAAATCATCCTCTATAAGAGTTAACAAAGCTGAGTAGTTTGAAACGGAGAAATCCATTGACCAGCCAAAATTACCACGAACGGTAAAGATGAATGTTTCACGCGATTGAACCGGAGCAACCAAGTATCCATAGTCAGCGTCAACTGGCGTAGTGACCGTTGCGGTGATAGAGGTCTGGTACGGTTTAATCGGGAAGTTGCCCCCAAAGTACCCATCGCCAACTTCAAGCGGAGCGCCACCCTTTTTATAATAAATGTCATAGCTCTCATCCCAGTCTGACTGCTTGGTTATAGTTACGCTGAACGTTGCCATCTAGCTGTCCATGGTTGCTGAATGCTTCCCAAGACGCCTTGGCTTTAGCCACATAGTCTTGGTCCCAGCGAGGAGTTAAGGTTAGTACACCAACTTTTGCTTGCTTGTCCACCTCTTCTCGCATAGCGTCCCAGCTTTTCTGGTGGTTAAGCCCATCCCATCCTTTATCTGGCACAAAGAGCGAGCGGTTTATTAAAGTAATGTTTTGACGCCCAGTGGCCCTTCTCAGAATAAAGGTAGGCGGCTCATGTTTGAATGGTGGTCCGCATAATTCTTTCCTAGTAAGTAACCGCTTGAGATAGGCGCTATCCTCGTCAACCATTCTAGGGGCATACCCACCAGTCTCATGAAACAATGTAGTTTCCATGATGATAGTGTGCATGTCTTTTGCTGGCATTATGCGATATAAACGATGCCCATTATCTACCCATTGCAGGCACTGGCGAGCAAGCCGTGATTTGTAATATAAAGGCATTCTTGCCATCACGGTTTCTAGGTGATTAGGTAAGTAAATATCATCATCATCCCATTGGGTAACGTAATTACCTTTAGCGTATTTCACTAATTCATTGCGTTTATCGCCAAGTGTCGCAATGCGATCTGGTAAATTAATGATTCTGACTCTAGGATGTTCATATACCAGAGTTTGGTCACTGCGGTCATTAAGAATTACGAGCTCAGACTCTATTACGGTTTGCTGTAAGAAGCATTCAATCGCTTCTTCTAGCAGTTCTGGCCTACCATAAGTTGGGATAAGAACGGAAATCATGGACTTGTAACGTCTATGGTCCAGTTGCCAACAGGGCCAGCGCCAGCACACCCACCAGTGACAATTACTGTCACAACTAACGCATTGTATGGTATTGTTGCAAAAGCGCCTGCATTTATTAAGCAGCCAGAGTCAAGAATTGGAACGCCATCGGCAGTTGCTGAAAAGTTGTAGCCGTAGTTTTCGCCGCCGCCTCCACTGCCACTGCCACTGCCACTGCCGCCGCCGCCAAGTTCATCCCCAGATACGGACAGAGTTCCTGCGCATGCGTTAGCTGGAAGGTTAAATATCTTTGTGTCGCCAGTGGTGCCAGATTCGCTAAATGAGAATAAAGCGCAGACAGGTTCAACGATTAACGGAGGCCTAAACCCCCGTGGTCTGACTGGTAAATTAGGCGTTGAGAAGCCTGCAAGCGCCCCACCTGTTTGATTAAATATCACAAATGGACCACCAGTTGGGTAGCCACCAGCAATGTTTAATATGGCATTCTGCTTAGGGATTCCCGTGGTTTGGTAACCCCATCTGCGCTGCATTTCGCCTTGCTGCTTTAGCCGTACTGCCTGTAGATACTCACAGAAATCGCCTTGGTCAGCAACTGGGGTGTACATCGTATTAACACCATTAAACGTACCCATTATGGCGCTGCCAATGCTATAACAGAACCAGTAGATGTAGCGAAAACAACTTGCTGGCCACTCAATGGGGACCAGAAATTAGTTAATACTACCCCAGATTGCGCGGTAAACTGAGACATCCCATCTCTGCGCTTTAATTCGCCAGAAGTATAGAGGCTGGGGTTCACTAAATAAAGCGCTCCATCCTCTTTGGTTATTTCAGTATCTGCGCGGATTCCAGGCCAATCGCGCATTAGTACCACCGATTAGCTAAGTGCCCACCATTGCCGCCTCTAATCGGCCACCCCGCCATTGGATCTCCACTTCCAGGCAATTCCACAGGGGTCTTCTCATTGCTTGGCAGGGAATCTAAAGCCGCTTGATACATGGATAAAGTCGTCTTTGCATCGCCAGCTACGCAATCGCCAAATTGAATAGCGATCTGATAGCTTCCGGCTTTCCATAGCACTTCTTTGAACGCTGGATCAATGTCGATAATATCACTGCTACTGGCTAATGGCTGTGGCCTCGCTCTGTAGGTATAGGCAAAAGTAGCTGCCTGCGATGGATATGGATAAACGACTACTTCGCCTTGAGCGATGCCGAATTGAGCAGGGAAACTGTTACCCGTGGTGAACACGTTCTGTAAGCGCCAGATGTTTTCGATTGGCGAAGGCGCTCCGCCCCACCCCCAGTTTTGGCCTGGGAGAATGTAGCCAAAGCGGAACAGATTTACAGGTAATGTGTAGGCATCTTGGAATAATACGTAATTAGCGCCAGTTACTGAAGCATTATTCCATGCGCCCTCAAGCGTTAGCCCAGTAGCTGAATTACGGGAAAGAACATCAATTGCTGGCGTGCTGCTGCTGATGTATAATTTCCCCTTTGCTGCCCACGTTGGCCATGTTCCGCCAGTAAGGGTCGCCGTTGAAGACCCTTGGGTAATGGCCACGGTTCCAGTTTGGTAAGGCGCATTGATGGATAAATACCCACGGCGCAGATACCATGACCAGTCACGTTCTTTTGCTAATTGGTCTAATGCATCATTGCCAGCTTGGATGATTCTAGCATCGGCTTGTGTGCCAGTCTTATTGCCAGACATCCTGCGTAAATGCGCCCAGAACTCAGAGGCTGAAATGGTGTCGCCACCGCTAACCGCGGATAAGGCTAAGTCAGAGCCTGGACCAGTGGCAGTTGATGCGCCAATGGTCAGAGTCCCTGATACTTGAGCATACCCTGATTTAACCACTAAAATGTTAACAGTTCCAAAGCTAGCATCAAACACTGAAGACCAATTGCCAGTTGCGTCTGTTTCGGTTGATATGGAAAAGTTTACTGATGCCTTAGAAAGATAGACCGTAGCACCGCTCACAGCAACTACGCCATCGGTTACTCGCCCGTCATTAGTTACGCTGGTAAAGGTAATGGGGCCAGTAGCGCCAGGAGCGCCAGTGCTGGTAACTACGTAAATTTGCTCAAATGAATAAATGGGGTCAGCGGTAAGATACACCTTTAAGATATATACGCCGCTAGCCGCTGGAATACTACTGTTTGAAATGTTAATAGCATAAACACCAGGATTATTCGTAGCGTCAATTTCAGTAACGGTAATGCCTGTCACAGTCTGATTGCCAGCCGTGCCAAGTGTTAATTGCTTGGTAAAATCAGCATTAACCTTACCTGTGGTAAATGCGCCAGCAGGGGTTTGTAAAATTAGCCCGTCTTGAGCCGCCACACCACGCTGAAGATAATAAGGTACAGACATGGGTTCACTTTATGAATAGCCGCCGCTTAGCAACCTAAGACAGCGGCGTGATTCAATTACGCGCGGAGTAACAAGACTTGAATTGGCGAACCAGCAGCGGCAGTCGAAAGCGCAAGGCCAACGTTCTGCGCTGGGGTTGTTGCTGCAAACGTACCAGATACGTCAGCTAAGCGACCAGTCGCCGCGCTCGTAAGGCCGTTACCAGCGGTTACAGTAGCGCCAGCAAGAGCAGTAACCTGTCCTTGAACAGCAACTAACGCAAAGTCGCCAATGGCGAGGTCTTGCTGTGACGTTGGCAGAATGCCAAGAAAACGAGCCGTTGCACCAGCAGTCACCGTAGCGGCGATGTTGGTGAAAGCGGTAGTACCTGCGTCAACCAGCGCTTGCGATGAGCAAGTTGTGAGCGCAGCGCTTACCGAGATAAGTTTCCATGTCACCCCGTTGATGAGGTAGGTATTACCTAATAAACGGGTGTACGTGGTGGTGTTAACGGCCAAGCCTTTTTCACCTGGACGAAATGGAGGAATTGCAGCAGCCATGATAACCTCTTCCTGTCTTTCTCAGACACGGAGCATCGGGCCGGAATTGGCCGAAGAGTAGGGTTCTACTACGCTCAAACCCCACGTACCTTGCGGCACGAGGGGGATGAGTGACCTGGAGGAGAGTCCAGTATCAGTTGTACTTACGCACACTCACTTGGTAGCGAGGATGGAAGAATGCTTGGCCAGCAAAGATGAAGGTCAGCAAGTGCGTCAAGGTCGAAGAATCGAACCCAACGTGCATTTCTAACAGTTCTTTGATGGCATCTGAGCCTTCACTTGACGAACCATTTGCCATTGGCATTTCGCCGCCGTAGTACGTGTTGGTGATAGGCTGAGTCATGAGCTTCGATTTCTTGAAGTTCAAAACAAATGCCGTATCGCCAGCCATATTTTCATCCCAGTACCACCACAGGTTAGCATGGAACAAGCGGCCAGTGGTCGCATTGTATCCGGTGCCGAACGTGTCATTGGCCTGTTGCTTGCCACCGTCAATAAACACCGTTTGACGGGTGTCTAATTTAGCTCCTAAGCGGTTGAAGCTGGTCAAATCGCAGTAGCCCAAGTCAGGCATCATTGCCTTATTAGTGGAACTAAAGCGGCATGCTTGCTGCACTGCATAGTTATAAACAATAGGCAAGCTGTTGGCTTGGTCATTGGAAACGCCAGTCCAAGCAGTAGCAGAGCTATTGATTTGGGTTGGGGTCCACGCATCAACTTCAAGGCCATCAACGCCAGTTAAGCCGCTGCGGTACATTGGCAAGTTGGCGTAGCTCTGACTGGTGACAGTAGGAACAACTTCTTGGTCAGTCAGGGCTGGGCCTGAGCCAGAAACAACGCCAGTTGAACGGTTAAATCCCTGTAAGCCAGTCGAGCCAACTGGTAACAAGAACGTAGGAATGCCTTGAACTGGCAAGCCGCCGCCCGTGTAGGTAGCAGCATTGGTGTTGAGCATTTGATACGCAACGCCAAGTTCGTTACTGGCAGAGCCGTTAGCGTCAAAGATGTCACGCAACATGGCGGGAACTTCAACGTCACGGATTTTAACTAAAGCCTGATCGCCGTTGTTACGGCGTAACAAGCCCACGTTCCAAGCGGCGGAAAGATTGGTTTGCGCCCAAGGCAACTGCCAGCGTTTCCAACGTTGTTTCGTGGTTTGACGGCCACTGATGTCTTCGCCAGGAGCTGAGACATAAGGGGTGTGACGGCCAGCTTCAATTGGGCCTTCGATCAATTCACCGCCCTGATCAGATTCGATTTGCGATTTCTCGTACATCGAACGGAAGAAACGGTTATTTTGCATGACGCTATCTTCAGCGCCACGTTTATAGTTGTAGATGGTGGTAGTTTGTACCGGATCAAGATATGCACTCATGGGAGAGCCTTTTTATTAGGAGTTTGCGTTGGCAGCGGTGTGTTTTTGTAACAGATTGCGCCAAGCGGGATTGGTGGGGAGGGTGTCGATGCCTTTTTCCTGCGCCTCTTTACGCGCTAGCATAAATGGGTCGCCCTTAGCGGGGCGGACATCACGGGTGATCGCTGCTTTGGCCCGATTCTCTTTAATTCCAGCTTGAACTTGCTGTAATTGCAGACGGTTGGTAACTTCCCCATTCTGAGACTTTAAGTGTTCCAGTTCTTTCCATAGAGCTTCGTTCTGCTGCTTCATCTTAACAAGATGCGTAGCGTAGGACCAAGGATCTTGACTCATGCCAGTTAAGGCCGTATCAAATTCCGCTTGGTTATTAGGGTCAGCCATGAACTGTTTAATCTCAGGCGACTCTAAATCTTTCTCCACATCTTTTTGAGCCTGCATTTCAGCTTCGCGCTGTTGCATGCGTTGTTCAAACATACGGTCAAAGTGTTCACTCAACACGCCTTCACGATCTGTATGCCATCGTAAGTCTTCCGACTTCTTATGGTCTACAAAATCATTCCATTGCTGTGTTTCCTCTGGTAAAAGCTCTCCGCGAATACGTTGGGTCTGTTCGTTAATCCAATTCTCTTGATGTTCGGGTGGAAGCCCCTTAGCCATTTCAGCTAGTTGAGCTACCCGTTTGTTGTTGTCTTGGACTTTACTGTGTAGACCTTGCCAACGGTTATGTTCTGGGTGAGTTTTTGCCCACGGCTTTAACTTTTGAGCGTCTGCTTGTTGTTTGGCTAGCGCTTGTTGCTTCTCAAAGGCGGCAACCTTTTGGCGCATCTGACCAAGTTCATTGGTCTGGCGTCCAAATAATTGCTCACGGTTCTGGAAGCGTTTCAAATCCTCTGCGGACTTGATATTTAGCGCTTTTTGAACTTCATCTATGGTCAGTCCTACGGCAGGTGGCTGCGCTGGAGCTGGTTCATTAGTCTCAGGTATAGGAGTTTTCAACGGGGCCGCAGACTTAGCTGGTATTTGGCGCGAGGAACGAGGTCCAGGTATGCCAGGGCCAGTTGGGCGGTCATCACCGTTAGCAGGAGCGCTAGATGGGCCTTTGCTTGTGCTGCTTATCGGTGAACTATTATCACTCGGAGCAGATGCAGGGGCCGCTTGAGCGGTATCCATCGCAGTGGTTGATTGGTTCATATCTTCTTCACTCATGATTGCAACGCCTTTTGTGACAATTTATGTCACATGATGGGCCTAGGTATCCTAGAACGGAATGCGCTAGGGTCTAAGCCCGTGGATTATTTCTTAATGGTTCTGGCTGAACGAGGAGCGCCTGATACAATTCGCTTGCCACGCCGTGCCGCCTTTTCAACAATTTCATTACGCGAACGGCAATAAGCGTATGGATCATTCTTTTTAATATCTAGCCCAGCATCTACCTTTTCTTCTAATGGTAGCTCAAGTTGTGAAATATGACGCCCACGGCCACCATTTTCAAATTCCCAAAAAGCATCTGGTGGCGGCTGGATGGCGACTAGCACAACTTGCCGTTGCATATTTTCTTCACACAAAGGGCATGGATGCTTATGATCGCACTGCGCCATTGTATGGGTTAAGTCAGTCTCATGCTCACATTTGTGGCATTTATATGAATAGGTTGGCACAGCTTCTCCCTGTGTTATTGGTTACTGAAGTGGTCCCTTAATGGCCTTGACCATTCCTTGGTCAGGTTCTGGGGTTGGTTTTGGGGCGTTAGCGCCAGGGCCTGGGACAGGAGCGCCAGGAGGCACCATTGGTGGAGGCGGCATCATCGCCATTTCCATGTTCTTGGCAGCAAGCGCCGTCATATCTCTAAGTGTTTGCTCCGCCTCAGCGATCATTTCTAGGCTATATTTATTCGTGCGTACAAACTCCAGCCAAGTCTGCGCAATAGTTCGTTGTCCAGTCGGCATTCCCTGGAAAATGGCGCTCGTGTTAACCAAGGCGAACGACAAGTTGTCTACCTGTGCGTCATGGTCGATTGGGCGCATAGAGCCTGCCACAATCTCCCGTGACGCTTCATTAATCCATTCATCTAAGCTAATCCATTGTGGCGGCCCTAGCTGTTCTTCCGCTTGCTCATCAGTCATTGGCTGAGGAGGTGGCATACCCATCTGCATAGCTTGAAGCTCTGCATTAGGGTCAACGGTCATCATCTGTTGCTTGGCCATCGCCCGTTGCTGTTGCTCTTGGACGACTAATTCACCAGTCTCATCAACGGTGCCCCATAAAGCTCCCATCTCTGGTCCGAAACGCTTAGTAATATCTTCTTCAAATAAAGTAGAGCGTTCAGCAAACGCCAACATGTTCATCGTGTCAGTGAGAAACTGTTCGGTAATCGCCTTCATGTCATCAATGCGCGTTAAGCTGCGCTTAGATTTCATATCAGCATCAGCAGCAGTACGGATCTGGTTTGTATCTTGGCCAGTGCGTACTAAATCATTTAAGCCAGTAGCGTCCTGCCATAAACGATCATAAAGTGCAATCGCTCGGTCAAACTCTTGGATTGGCGTATCTAACGTTAAGCGTTGGAATACGTCACCAATTTTAATATCAGGATTACTAGTCTTGAAACGGATAGTAAGGCCATCGCGGGTTGACGGATTAACTACGCGAGCAGCGGCTTGGTCGCTGACTTCCACCTGACCATTTTCCATCATCGCCCAAGCTACTTTGCTTGTCTCCATCACGCGATGCACATACAAACTGTAGATCCAGCAGATGTTGCGTAAGTGGCAAATCCCTGGTTCCATTGGTGCGGCTGGATAAATACGGCCAGGGCGCTGGCGATAATCCATGTAATTGAATGGCCAACGATCAATCTTATCAAATCGGATAGCCCAATCAGCTTGGTGGATAACGCGCTTGCCCAATACGATAAGCACCTTGGGGACGCCATCCCATGGCTGTTCTTCATCCATCTCATCGCAGTAGTTCTGCGGGTCTACTCGGAAATAGAACTCATAGTAGTCAATCGCATCGTTTGGCTTTTTATCGCCAGTCTGCTCTTGGATTTTATCAACTGCATCAGAGTAAAGAGACTTTAATTGCCATTTAGGCTTAGTCCGCTTGCGCCAGCAATAGCCAATCTCTTCTGTGGTTTTAGCTTTTGAGTCCCATCCAAAGTCTTCTACTGTACCGAAAGTGGCCTGCGGCATCCCTTTGCGGTCATTCCAGCCGTACCACAGCATGCCACGGCCACTCATAAGCGCCTCATCTACCGCACGGCGACCGTGAATCTTTAAGTCGCACTCTTCCATGTTCAAATCAAGTACGCGCTCCTCTAATTTATGGCGCTTTTTCTGCCAAAAGGTAGCGCCTTCACGGCTATTCACCTGAGCGTCTGGGTTATTTGGGTGTAAATAACTACCAACAATTTCCACGTATTCAGCAGCGCGGTTGATCTTCGCCATCTGATCCGGCTTTAGATCAGCAAAGTAATCCTGCATTGGAGAGTAGACTTTATCTTTATAGTCCTTTGAGTATCCATAGTATTGGATCTCTTTGAACGTTTCAATAAAGTCCTTACGGTCATCTGACTTTTCATCTTCGGCGCGAAGGTCGTCTAATTTTTTGCCTAAATAATCTTCAGACATGTTATTTACCGCGCACTTTCTTGATTAGGGCCTTCACGCCAGCAGCTTCCTGCATTTGTGCTGATAGGCGCTTATTTTTTACCAAGGTTTCTGGGTCAGATGTCGCCTCTTGCGCGTCCGCCAACTCCGCAACTAACTTGATGGCCGTCTTTGCTTTTGACGCAACGCGCATGGCAACACCTGCCCCGCCCAGCCCGCCAACACCAGCTATTGTTAAGGCTATTTGAAGGAATGCTTCCCAGGGAACTTTTGCCGGAGGCGCTGGCGGCTCGGAACTAACCGGGAAAGCAGGATGAAATATACCAGTTTCAAGGTCTTGCGACCCGACATTGGTAACTGGTATCGCCTTTGGAAGCCCTTTGTCATCAAACTCCGGTCTAATAGTTACGGGAATGCACGCCGCAAGAAATAGGCATCCATAAAAAAAGAAAACACTAAAAAATAAATATCTCATGGTTTTGGTAATCCATGGATAAGAACATAAACAAATGATCCAACGGCAGTCGCTGCTGCGCTAATGGAAGTCCACAGCGTTACCGGATCACGTTTATTTAGCGCCTCAGAAAGAGAGTCGTGCTCAACGCGCAGCCTCAATAGACCACTGCTTATTTCTTCAGTTTCTTTTTCTACAGCATGTATCCTGCGCTTGCCAGACTCCGTGTCAGACTGAGCAGATTGTAAATCTCTTTGGAATAAGCCAATCCGCTTGTCTAAATCATGGATTGATTCTCCTATTCCCTCAATTCGGGAAAGGATGGTGTTAAAACGAAGGTCAGTGCTAGTTACAATTTCACTATGACGGCGCTCTAGTTCCGTGTGCTTTTGCTGGAGGATTATTAGGTTATCTTCGGTCACTTCTTTTTTCCTATGTCAAAAGTAAGAGACACAAACAGGTCATCGGTTGTTGGCAGCCATGAGCCATCAGTTACCGCCTCAACTCTTATTCTTTGCCCTTGAGTAACTACAACGCCATCTTGAGAGGCTATGGTTTTTGTGGCGATAGCTCCGCCGCCAAAGTCGGCGTTGACCACCTGTAAATTTGTTCTCTCTACTGAATTTGTATAAGATTTAATGGTGATCGTCCCTGCGGATATTGCGGCAGATAAACGAGCTGTAACCCCAACTAAAACCCCGTTACATGGCATGGGAATTTCATAATCTCCAGCCCAGCCAGAGGGAGCAAGGTTGTGAGTTGAGGAAGCCGCTAGATTGTCCTTCCAGAAAGGGGTAGTCCAAATCTGTGACCAAGAGTAATCTAGTTCTGCTCCTGGGTTAGCGTAACAATCAATGTCTGAGGTATTGGAAGCGGCAATGCTAATTTGCGCGATAGACGCGCCAGATATTCTATTGCCATAGATAGTAAGCCCATCCCCCAGCGTGACACGTATGCCGTAATCATTGCGGTTTGCCGCCGCCGTGTCGTCAATAATGATATTGTTCGTAATGGTTACATCAGTAACGACTGTGACGCCAAGAGAGCCGCTAATGGTGATTCCAGTCGTGTCACCAACTGAAACGATGTTGGAAATGTTTCTAATGGTATTCCCAGATATTACCGCCCCCTTGATCCCAATTAAGCCAATGCCGTCTTTACACTCAATGGTGCCAGCTCCGGAAACGCAACCCAACAACGTATTGCCAACAATTGAAACATTAACCGCCTCAGAGCCTGTTATATTGTTCTCCGTCCAGATGCACCGTAAGGTATCGACAAATGTGTTGCCTTCGATAGTCACATTTTTATAAGGGTAGCTTCCGTTGACTGAATCAAAGGTGATTCCACAGCCGTCACCAGCACCATGGCCTCCGTCGTCAATCCGGTTGAAGTGATTCCCTACAATTTTTATATTACCTTGAATCTCTGGACGAGTGCCAACGTATGGAGAGCCAGTACGAGGGTCGTTGATATAGCTGCGTAACTCAATGCCATTGTTCTTCGTTTTGTAAAACCTATTGCCAATAGCGATCAGCCCAGCGCTATCACGTAATTTAATGCCTGCATCAGCGTTGTCTCGTAGGTAACAATTTGTTACGGTGAGGGATTTCGCCAAGTATCCTAAAATAGCGGGGGTTGCATTGCCGACAGTAAACGAGGCAAGGGTGCCGTCGATTTCTATGTTATCAAAATGAACGCCATCGGACTCATCAAGCAGGTAAAAGATAGGCTTTACATTGCCAGCCTTTTTCTTGATGCACCCACCGCCATATATCCGCTGAAAGTTTGTGCCGTTACGCAAGTCGCCATCAACCAAGAAGGTTTTACCAAGGGGTATCTCTACGTCTCTGTCTGTGTCTAGTGCCGCTTGTATTTCTGCCGTGTCGTCCGCTACCCCATCTCCAACAGCCCCAAATCGTAACACGTTGACACTTCCAGAATCAAACGAGAGAAAGCGGCCAGTCCCTCCCGCATCTGAAGCGAAGATAGTCCCTCCATTTGCCGTTGCCGTGCTCGCCACATCCCAATAAAACTCGCCCCCACCGCCGTCGCCAATCGTTGAATAACCATTAACAATAACCTCTAACCGAGCTAGAGGTTTTGTCATCGCCGTCATTTGGGCGATGGTATCAACTGTGATGATGTTATTCGGCCTGCCAACAAATTGCATGACCACTATTTAGTGACAATATCTGTCACCGCAAGAGATAGATTAGGTCAGGTCCATAATCTCTAGGATGACTGAGCAGGTTGCCGCTGCTCCTTGAGCTGTAACGTTTCGCACAAATAGGCTACTTACCGTCTGATAGCTACCAACAACAATAGTTGCACTAGTGACCACTGCCGTTGTAGTTAATGGAGCCAGGGCATAAGCCGCTACGATAGCAGTTCCTGCTCCAGCAGCGGCTGTCCGTAAGTCGATAGTTGCCAGTGTTAAACTAACGCTGGCCTCAAAAACCAGCACGCGAAGAACCATATATTTCGCCGGAAGACCAGTGAAGGTAGCCACATCAGTTGCCGCTGAATTAACATTAACCAACGTTACTAGCTGCGTAACCGAACGATCAATTGGCTTAATTGTAGCCGCAGACACAGCAGGGCCGCTAACACCAGCAATAATTGGTGGATAATCAGGCATTAGAGCACCAGCATGTCAAGAGTGCCAGTTCCGGTTTGTGCGCTAATATAGAATGGCGCTCCACTTGGGATCGGAATAGTTACACTAGCCCCAGCGGCAATTGGCATTCCGTCAGTTTGTGACTGACCAGATGTACTATGATAAAAGATTCCAACCGTAGATGGGACAAGCTGAACGTAAAGAACGCCATTCACATTAGGGTTCGTCAGCGTGTAGGTATCTTCCGTGGTGCTAGTCGCCTGTCGGGTAAGTTTTTGTCCGCGACCAGTAATCGTACGATTTACAGCAACCATGGTTTATCCTTAGATAAAGATCCGTCTATTCACCGTAGACATACCGAACTTTCCAAGCTCCTTAGCCCGCATTGCTGGGGTGCGTTGCTTAGACATCCGGCACTGACGAGCAAATATGCTGTCGTCTTGCGGTACGGCTTGTACTTCTAGCGCCTCAGTCCTTGTTAGCAATGGGCTTTCTGTCTTTAGGGTAATATGCCCACACTGATAGCGAGCTGACCACTCAGGGTAATACCTGCAAAGATAGCGTAGCGTGTCACACGCCTCATCGTCCTTCTTAATGACGCCACCAGGGCCAGTGAACTTAGTGCCTTCTTTCCCTCGGTAAGCTAGTAATTGCTGACGGACTAATGTTCCGCCACTATCAAAGCTAGGATTCACCACAAACTTAGCTGGGACGTTCTTATCGTAGTGGTCTGGGTCTAAGTAATCACGTACCGTCTGGATGCCTTGGTAGTGGCGCTTATCTGCTGGGATATACTGGTTATCAATTGGCTCTATGCTGGCTTCTTTGAACTTCTCCATGATGGTCATGATCAGACTTTTAGTGTGCTTCTGCCGTTCCTTTGCTTTATAATCATAGACAAAAGCACGCATCCTGCGCCCAAGCAGGAAAGACCTGATACACTCCACGTCATAATCGACCGTCTGCCGAGCGTGGTCAAAATACTTCACCATGATAAGTCTGCGAGGCTGATCCCTGCGTATAGCACAAATCATAATACCCGTAGGGTGTTCAACACCAGGGTCATATCCTATGATGATATTATCAGTTGGTTCTGGCTCGTAGTCCTTTGAGAGTACATGCCGCTTATCGTCCCACTGCTTTCCGTAAATACGGACTAAATCAGCACTGGTAGCCGTGCCATCAATGTGGATAGCCCTCTGCTCCTTCGTCAGAGTAGCTGATAAACGAGCGATCGCATCTTTACTGATGACGCCAGTTTCACCAGGAGGAATGATAAACGCCACATGATCAGGGTACTGTGCAATGCAGTAATCACGGAACTTCTCAAAGGTTGGGTTTACAATCGTGCCAGTAGCGCCCCAAATGAGCATGCCAGCCCATGGTCTGGATGGATCAGATTGAGCATCCATCAAGCGCTTACGTAGTTCGATGATCAGCCGTTCAGAGCCTGCGTTTTCATCAATATAAACAACATCAGCTTGCATACCTTGGATACGTTTCCACGTAGCCTCATCATCTGCCCAGGCAAAATGGATCTTAGATCCGTTCTTTAGGGTGGCATCGTAGTAAAAGCGGAATCCATGCTTAACAGAACCGTATTCAGCTATCTCAGCCTCTGGTATCATCGGCTTATCGCGACAATCGCCAAGTATCTCAGATGACTGAAATAGCTTCTTTTGCACCGTCATAGACGCTTGTTGGCGGCTTAAACAGAGACAAACAACCGTAATAGGCCCAAACCATGGCTTAGTTGGGTGTAATCCGAGCAGTAATAAGGACAATTCAACCAAACAACTAGTCGTTTTGCCACCACGACCACCAGCAGTAACCAATCTATTCAGTGAATTAGAGTCATGAAAACGCTGCTGAGTAGGAGAAGGCTTATAGGCGAAGATCGCCATGTCCTTCTTTACCTCAGCTAACGTCATTTCAGCTACACGCTGATCAATTTCCACTTGGCATTCCTAGTTTAGCGCGTGAGGCGTTCATCAGGTCAGTGATGGTTGGTCCGCTGTTCTTACCAGTAGCAAGGGTAGCTTTCAATAAGCGGTCTTTATTAGCCTCAAGCACAGCGGCTCTAGCGGAGATGCGTTCAGCATTCTCTTTAGAGACGTCATTTAGCAGGCCGCGCATCTCACGGAAGTACCCTAAACGCACCATCCCCTTAGCTTCCATCCCCTCATCCCTCGCTTGAAGGATCAATTGGATGCGAGCGTCTACCTGCCCCTGTGCCATTTCAGCTACTTCAGTCTTCTCAGCGCTGGAAGAATCAAATAGAACCAGCTTACGAATGAACTCAGCGGTGCGAAGTGTTAAAGCGTCATAGTCATCAATGACCTTTTGAGCCTTGTCATCATTACACCGCTCTGGCTGGCGAATACCAGCAGCGTCAACCGTTACTGAGCGTGAGCGCTTCTCAAGAGGCATATCTACCTACATAAAAAGAATGAAGATCCTGTAACTCTTTATCTGGCGATCCACTATTAGGCACTTCCTCTGGTGATCTTACTACGATGTTAGTTCCTCCAGCTAAGATAATCGAGAATACAAAACGCCGTTGCTGATAGTCATAGCGAGGAGGGCTGATGGCGTCTACGGAAGTCCGCTTAAAGTAAGTTCCATTTACCTCATCCCAAGTGTTTGTTATCGTCATGCGCAGCGTAGGCGATGATACTCCTTCGCGCCCATAAATGCCACGCGCCTTAGCCAGCGCCGCCTCAACCTCTTTCTCCTGCTCAATAATACTCATTTACCACACACCTTTTCAATCTCCTCAGTAAGAGCAGCAATCATATTGAGCGGCTTCCAGCCTTCGCCTTTACCGTCAGCGTAAAGCTCTCTTATTACATCGCCAGAATCTATGCTCTTCCTACGTCTCAGAGGGCCTCTATCTGCGTCTTTCTTTAGGCTTCTCAATGCCGCCTCAACATGGGCAGTCATCTCAACAACCCATTGGTCTGGTAACATTCCTAAGACGCAGAGAGCAAGCATCTGCCGTGCTTCATCCTCCCCTACCGTCTGTACTGCTGCCTTAGCTGCTTTAGTCATACTCATTTCATACTCTCCTTAAAAGTTAGTTAAACAACTCCGCGCGCTCTAAACACTCCCTTACTAATCCTCACCAGATAACCACGTCTGCATAAGTCACATAAAGCACTACACACCTGCAATACCGTATACTGAGGGTAACGATCCATCACATCCCTGGAAGTTACTCTAGGACTATTCTTAGCTACAATCCGACAAGCACTCAGAGGGCCAGCATCTCCCCTCACAAAGCTCATGCACTTAGTCTTGTACTTAGTAACCATGCGAAAGAAGATACACGCTAAACTTACTAGTCAATATCATTCCATAGAGGGTAACTGTACTAACCTGACAATCTTTCCTCTTGAATATCACTCCCCAAGTTGGACCTTCAAGTCCGAAGGACAAGAAGATTGGGCCGTTTTGCAACGACCAAACCTCTGCCTCCGTACCCTCCCCACGCTTACGTATAGTGACTGCTCAGTAGTTCCATTAGTACATCACTGATAGTCGCGCGCGTATAACTAAAGTATAATAGTTTTCAACATCTTCCGGTTATACCTGTTTATACCTGTAGTAATTGTGGAGAACTTTATATTGGTATAAGCATTTACTGGGGAAATTTTAGAAAAGGTTGTTAGTTTTAGACGAGGGGAATTAAGGGAAAGTTTTTAAATTGGGGGTGAGGGGAAATTATTTTTAGATGGGGACTTAAATTATATATACCCCCGCTTTGGTGCCCTACCCCCCATGCCCTTTTGCCCTGCCATTCTCCTACTACTTCATTGCTAACATCTTCTGTATGTAATAGTATCATAATGTATCTAATCATACTCTTATCAAGTAACTACTGTAATATCATATAGTTAGATAGATTGCTGCATAATAGATGGATAGGGAATGGGGGCTTTTGTCAA